CTAACTTAAAGTTTGCTATACAAAGCAACGACGAAGCTATAACTAGAGATGGTCGTATGGCTATCACTTTTTTAGACGATTCTACAGTAAAACTCACAGAAAACTCACAGTTGCTTATAGATGAATACATCTATGACCCAGATCCTAGTAAATCAAAAATGTCGCTTAATTTTGCTTTAGGCACAGCAAGATTTATTACAGGTAATTTAAACCGTATAGATAAACAAAACATAAAGTTATCTACTCCTACAGCAAACATTGCTATACGTGGTACAGATTTCACAGCTACTGTAGATGAGCTTGGACGTAGTTTAATAATCTTATTACCAGATGCTTTAGGTTTATCTAGTGGGGAAATAGAGGTTGTGACAGCTATGGGTGCAGTAATTTTAAATAAACCTTACGAAGCCACTACGGTAAACGTGTTTGAATCATCACCAACTAAACCTGTGATTTTAGATTTAACATTAGATATTATTGACAACATGTTAATTGTGACACCACCCAAAGAAGATCAATTAGCACAAGAAGAAACAGCAACAACTAAAACAGTTAATTTATTAGATTTTAATGATTTAGATATAGATTATTTAGCAGAAGATTTTTTAGAAAATAATAGTTTAGAGTTTACAGAATTAGATATAAATTATCTTGATGTAAACTACCTTGAAGATTTGCTTAATGTATTAGATGCTTTGGCTGTAGATGAAGAGGAAGATCAGTTAGTGCAAGCAACTAGTATACAAGTATCAGGCACATCATTAGGTAAAGACCCAGATACACAAATAACTACATTAATCACAGGGAACGTAATAAGTATGCGAAGAGAAGTAAGCGAAAGCGTGCGATTAGATATAAACGGAAGTGAGTCGTACACAGTTATATTGATTCAAGATGGAGTTTCTAATGTGATAAAAATAAACGGTGGTAGTGACAACGTAATAAAGATAACACAGGGAGGATAATGAAACGTTTAATATACATACTCATTCCTTTATTAGCATTACCTATGTTGTTTCAATCCACACCTACAGAAATAATAAAATTAAAAACTTTTGATGCGTTAATAAAAGAACAACAACCTAGTGGTAATTTTATGATTCTAAATATCACTGAGGAAGACGTTGAGCTTGAAGGTGGTTGGCCATTACCTAGAAAAAGACTAGCAGAAATACAGTTAGATATTCTAGGTAAAGGTGCACTTGGTGTAGGTTGGGTGATCAGTTTCCCACAACCAGACAGACTCATGGGAGATAAAGATTTTGTTAGATCTTTAGGATATGCACCTAGTGTACTAGCTATGTTTGAAACTCCTAATAATTCTTATCCTAAAACGACAGGAACAGTTATAAGAGGTGAAGAAGTAGGTGGGATACAAATAACTGGAGTAAAACAAAACTATCATCTCTATGACGAAATACTACAAGGTATGGCGATTGCTCCCGTAGAAGTTGATCAACTAGTACGGAGAATTCCTCTCTTATTAAAGTCTCCTGATGGTTGGTTAGCTTCTTTTGGGACGCAAGTTTTAAAAACGCTTACTAATACACCTACGTATATAATAACCACTAATCAAAACGGTATACAAGAAATAGCAGTCAGAGGATTACCACCAGTTAAGACGGATAGTTTAGGTCGTAAATGGATAAGCTGGGTAGAAACAGAAGAAACTGATTTACAAGAAATGAATGTAAATGGTAAGTTTGTGTTTGTAGGTGTGACAGCAAATGGTGTAATGCCACAAGTCGCCACACCTGTAGGTTTATTAGAGCCTCATAAAATACAAGCAGCACTTGCTGAATCAATAATTATACAAGACAGTCCACACATCCCAGATTGGTCATTAGCGTTGGAAATGATACTTTTCTTCACATTTGTAGCTCTGACATGGGCTGTATTAAATAGATTTGGTGTATCATGGGGTATTATAAGTGCTGTTTTATTGATGGTCTGCACGAGCTTTACTGGTTATAAATTTATACAGAGTGGCTATTTAATAGATGTCACATGGACATTTATATCACAGTTTATAATAGCAACGATTGCGTTTTACATAAGGTTTAGAGAACAATATAAATTAAGACAACAAATTAAAAAACAGTTCGAACATTATTTAGACCCACGACAAGTAAAACGTTTACAAGATAACCCAGAACTATTAAAACTAGGAGGCGAAAGAAAATACGCAACATTTTTATTTACAGATGTAAGAGGGTTTACTTCGTTAAGTGAGAGCGTAGAACCTGAACAAGTCACGTATATTATGAACAGAGCTTTAACTGCACAACAGTCAGCTGTGCAAAAACATAATGGTATGGTAGATAAATATATTGGTGATGCTATGATGGCTATTTTTAATGCACCACTTGATTTAGAGAATCATGAAGACAAAGCTATACAATGTGCTATAGACATACAAAACAACATGGAAAAGTTGAACAAAGAATTGGCTCAAGAGGGATTACCTAACGTTGAGATAGGTATAGGTGTAAACTCAGGAGAAGCTGTCATAGGCAATATGGGAAGTGATAATAGGTTTGATTACACAGCCATAGGTGATGCTGTCAACACAGCTGCAAGACTAGAAAGTTCTACAAAAGAAGTTGGTGAAAATTTAATTATAGGAAGCAAGACTAAACAAAACAGCAAATTTAGGTTAAAATTACTAAAGCCTATACAAGTTAAAGGTAAAAAACTAAAATTAACCATATATACGGTGTAGATTATGAAAGGATTATTAAAAAATATAGTTGGTGCAGTTGCTCCTACAATAGGAACTGCGTTAGGTGGACCGATGGGCAATATGGCTATGGGTAAAATAGCAGAGGTGTTAGGTGTGTCTAATGATCAAAAGTCCATACAACAAGCAATACAAAATGCTACACCAGAGCAAATGCTAGAACTTAAAAAAGCAGAACAAGAGTTTGAGGTTCAGATGAAAGAACTTGATGTAGATGTGTTTAAGTTAGAAGTAGCAGATAAACAAAATGCTAGAGGTATGTTTAGCAAAGATTGGACTGCAAGAATTATAGGTTTATTTACTATAGGTGGTTTTTTAGGTTACATATTTTTAGTAACTCTTCAACCACCAGAGCAAAACAGCGAAGCATTAATTAATTTAGTGCTTGGTTATCTTGGAGGGTTAGCAAGTGCGATTATTTCGTTCTATTTTGGAGCATCTCACACCAACGATAAAGGAGAGTAATATGAAAATATCACAAGAGGGATTGTCACTTATAAAAACATTCGAAGGATGTGAATTACATAGTTATAAATGTGCAGCAGGTGTCTGGACAATAGGTTACGGTTCAACAGAAAATGTGGTTGAGGGTATGACTATATCTAAAGACACAGCAGAAGAATTATTACTAGAAGATGTACAAAGATTTGAGGAAGCAGTTAACGAAGAAGTTAAAGTGCCTTTAAAACAAAATCAATTCGATGCTTTAGTGTCCTGGACATTCAATCTTGGTCCATCTAATTTAAAACAATCTACACTCTTAAGAGTATTAAATGAGGGAGAATATGATCAAGTTCCTGCACAAATAAAACGTTGGAACAAAGCAGGTGGTAAAGTTTTAGATGGTTTAATTAGAAGACGAGAAGCAGAAGCTCTATTATTTGAGGGCAAAGAGTGGCACGAGGTTTAGTATGCCATTAAGTAAATTTGTATTAAGACCTGGAATAGACAGAGAAGGAACCTCATATGATACAGAGGGAGGATGGTTTGACGTAAATTTAGTTAGATTTAATAAAGGTAGACCACAAAAAATAGGTGGATGGCGTAAAGATAACGAGAGCACTTTTTTAGGAACGTGCAGGGCATTATTCTCTTGGGTTTCTCTTCCAGGAGCAAAGTATTTAGGACTAGGAACAACTAGTAAGTATTACGTAGAAGAGGGTGGCACAACGTATACAGATATAACTCCTTTGCGTTCAACTACTGGAAGCAATGAAATATCTTTTTCAGCCACTAATGGTAGTTCTACCTTAACTATCACAGACTCAGGACATGGTGCAGTAATAGGTGATTTTGTCACATATAGTGGATGCGTTTCACTCGGAGGAAATATAACTGCTGCAGTATTAAATCAAGAATACGAAATACAAACAGTGACTAACACTAATGTGTACACTATAACAGCTAAAGACACTTCAGGGACAACTGTGACTGCTAACGCTAGTGATTCAGGTAATGGTCAAGGAACTGTAATCGGTAAATACCAAATAAACGTAGGTTTAGATGTTTATGTAAGTTCTACAGGTTGGGGAGTAAATACATGGGGAACAAGTGGATGGGGAAGCAGTAGTTCTTTAGATGCTACAAACCAGTTAAGGTTGTGGTCACATGATAATTTTGGAGAGGATTTAATTATAAATCCAAGAGCTGGGGGTATTTATTATTGGGATGCGTCAGAGCATGCTGCAGGCACTCAAACAAGAGCGTTAGAACTTGCTAATAAAACTGGAGCAAATTTAGTTCCAACAGTTGGTTTACAAGTTTTAGTATCAGAAACAGATAGGCATGTTATAATTCTAGGTGCTGATCCTATAGTAGGAAGCTCTAGGTCTGGTACTATAGATCCTATGCTCGTGGCGTTTAGTGATCAAGAAAATGCATTAGATTTTGAACCTTTAACAACTAACACAGCTGGAGATTTAAGGTTAGACCAAGGAAGTTTAATCGTTGGTGGTATAAACACTAGACAAGAAACATTAATCTGGACAGACACAGCTCTATATAGTATGCAATTTATTGGACCACCATACACATTCGGTGTAAGTTTACTTAATAGTTCTACTGGGTTAGCTGGTCCAAAAGCTGCCATAAATAGTCCAGCAGGTGTCTTTTGGATGGGACAAGAAAACTTTTACGTGTATAATGGTAATGTAAAAAAAGTGCCTTGTGATGTGCTAACTTATGTGTTTGATGATTTTAATGAGTCACAAGTTTATAAAGTGTTCGGTTTTAGTAATAATAAATTTGACGAAGTAGGTTGGTATTATTGTTCTAGTAGTTCAAGTGAAATAGATAGATATGTTGTTTATGATTACGCAGACAATGTTTGGACATATGGTCAATTAAGCAGAACTGCATGGTTGGATGAAGGAATAGTTAATTACCCTAGAGCAACTGCCAATAATTATTTATATCAACATGAGTTTGGGTATAATGATGATGGTAGTCCTATGACTAACGTGTTTATAGAAAGTAGTGATTTCGACATCGGTGATGGTGAACAGTTTGCTTTTATTTCAGACATTATTCCTGATGTAAGATTCTTAAACAATAGTGAAGCTGGTCAAGTAAACCTTGTTTTAAAAGTCAGAGATTATCCAGGAGACAGTTTATCTACATCGAGCACATCTGCTTTTGGTAGTACAACTAAAAAAGCAGACGTAAGAGCTAGAGGCAGACAAGCAGTAATAAGGTTCGAATCTGATGATGATGCTAGTGCTACAGGTAATGACGATGTAGGATGGAGAGTAGGTGCTACAAGATTAAACATTAGAAACGACGGAAGAAGATGAGTAGATTATTGTCGACTAGATTACCTATTGCTAATGATGAAATTACAACAGACACATACAACAGATTAGTAAGAGTATTAGAACTAAATTTAGGTTCTTTTAATCCAGACAACACAAGACAAATAAACACACCAGAAAGAGATAAACTATATTTTGATCCAGGAACAATAATATGGAACACAACTATAGAAGTTTTACAGGTTTATACAGGCAATACTTGGTTGGATATAGGAACACCTAAATCTCCCCAAGGTTTTCAAGCTGATACAAGTGTTGGTAAACTAACTGTCACAATAGATGGTGACACAATAATAAATATATAGGTGAAACATGGAACCATTTTACTATAATTGCACATTAGACAGAGTTATCGATGGAGACACTATAGATGTCGATATCGATTTAGGTTTTAACGTAATACTAGCAAAACAAAGAGTCAGGTTAGCAGGTATAGATACACCAGAAAGCAGAACTCGTAATCTGGCTGAAAAAGCATTAGGGTTAAAAGCTAAAGAAAGGTTAAAAGAGTTATGTGGTGAGAAACTGCAGGTCAAGTCATTAGGTAAAGGCAAATATGGTAGGATATTAGGTATTCCGCATACGATAGAGGGTAAAGACATATGTGCCTTACTTATAGAAGAAGGACACGCAGTAGAGTATCAAGGTGGTAAGAAAACTAAAGTTTGGGCGTAATTAGTTTTATTCCTCGCTGGTGTTTATCGATGTACTTAAGATCTGCTAAAGTCACTTTAGGCATAGAACGTAGCACTGGTTTAACTTCGTCATTTAACTCTTTAGTTAAATAAGAGTTTCTACATTTGCCTTCCCAAAAAGGTATAAACCCACGTTTAAACACATGTAAGACTTTTTCTAAAGGCAATGTACGTGCATATTCAGATTGTTTTATAGCTTGTATAACAAAACATATTTTATCTATTCTAGTTTTTCTAGTGTAATAACGTTTCAAACCATCTGGTGTGACAGAAACTCTGGTTGTAGTTAGTTCATCGAATGATTTATCTTCCTTAAAATTATCTAAAGATACTTTACGTCTTTTAGCTTTTTTCTCTAGATCGTTATCAAAACTTATAAAATCTATATTACGTTCATTTAAAGATTTAGCGAGTTCTTTATACGTAGGTTTAACTGGGTGAAAATTTTTAAGTAATGTACAGTATGTGGTAACAAACTCCTTACCATGTCCTTCTGTTTCCCTCCACCCATATTTAGTATAAGTCAAAACATGAGCATACTCATGTAGTATAACATTCCAGTTCATTGCCCAACATGTAGGCAAAGTTATCAAACCATTACTACTGCCTAAAGCGTTTTGGTCTCTATTGACAAACTTTACTCTGCCCATACAACCAAATACTTTATTCAATTGATTAACAATGTGTATACATTGTTGTTTAGTTAGTGTTGTTTGTTTGCCTTTATCACACCACTCAGCTGAGTTGTGTTTAGAATTTTCCCAGTTATAGACTTTACGTCTTTGGTTGTCTCTCATAAATATTCTCCTTTCTTATTAATACTTGACAATCATACTATAGCTTTCTGTAAAAGTAAAGGACTTTATTAATTTAATTAATCATTTATTATTCCCGAATAATTAAGTATGATTACAGTATCAGTCCAGAAGCTGCAGCTTTACAGGTAAAGCAATAACCTGCGAATATAATAACATATATCGGAGAATAATATGCCTGGAGTTTCGAGCAAATCGAGTCCAAGACAAGGAGTACTAGGAGCAGCAGAGTTTCTAGCATCAAAAGGTAGGAATGGGGACACTCAGCTTACACACACGACCACAGGAGAAACCATAGTTCCTGAGGAGCTGTTGGCAAAAAATCCAAATTTAAAGAAAGATTTACGTTTAGCTTTTGAAAACGAAGATATTCCTATGGAGCAATACGTTGTAGGCTCTGGTATTATGTCTGTAAACCCAGAAACAGGATTATATGAAGCTGGTTGGTTAAAGAAAACGTGGAAAAGTGTTAGAAAAACAGTAAAAAAAGCTGGTCCAGTAATCGGAGCTGTTATTGGAGGAGTAATAGGTGGTCCAGTAGGAGCATCTATAGGTGCAGGAATAGGAACTAAAACATCTGCACAAGACGATTATTTAAGAAACATGATGATTGCTTTTGGAGCAACTGCAGGACTACAAGGTGCAGGAGCTGGTGGTGCATTTGATGCAGCAAGAGCAGCAAGAGCAGCAGGTGGTGGTTTTGGTAGTGGTGTTGGAGCATTTTTTAATCCTGCTAACTGGACTCCTATGGCTGCTGGACAAACAGGTGTGGCTGGATTTTTCCAAAACATAGGCTCAGGTGCAGCTAGAAATTTAGGATTAGGAGGAACAGCTAGTTTTCAAAGTGCAGGACTTTCTGCAGAACAAGCTAATTTACTGCAAGCAGAAATGACTAGAACAGGTGCAACTGCAGTAGATGCTGCATTATCACTTGGTATAACAGACCCGACTATAATTAGTAATTTAGGCAGTGTAGCTCCAGGAACTTTTGGTCCAGGAGTAATTTCTAGTGCAAAATCCTCGTATGCAGGATTAAACCCATTAGAGAGATATTTTTTACAAACAGGGTTTGAACAAACTATAGGTGTACCTGAAGGACAAGATGGTAGTTCTGGTGTAGTTATAGATAGTCCTTATTTAACAAGACCTTTAACTGCTGGTGGAGGAGATATTCCAACATCAGGAGGCATACCTGGATCTGGAATAAGTAGTTTACCTGGATCTGCTGGTCCAACAAATATGACAACAGCAACTATAAATGAGGATCCTAGTTCTCCAGCGTATGCTTCTGCAATGAACAATATAACAAAAGGCAGTACTTTATTAGATGGTTTATCTGATAGATTTAATAGAGCAGAAGGAATAAATGCACCTGCTTTAGCTAGTTTAGTTTCTCCGTTCCCTGAGTTTGAACCACCTGTATACGCACAAGCAGGTGGTTTAGGTGGTGATCTAGCAATGAGTAGACCTATGTTTATGCATGGTGGCATACATGAAGGTGGAGGAAAAGTGAGTGGTCCAGGAGGAGAAAAAGACGATATGATAAACGCTAAACTATCTAATAATGAGTTTGTAATGACAGCAGACGCAGTGCGTGGTGCTGGTAATGGAGATATAAATAAAGGTGCAAACAAAATGTATCAATTAATGAATAATTTCGAAAGGATGGCATAATGTCAGAAGTACAAAACACAGTAACACAACAACTTCCCCCTCAGTATATACAAGACTTTTTAGCAGGTAGAGGTGCAGGATCAGGAGTTCCTGGACTCTTCCCTCTCTTAAACCAGTCTATGCTGAATCAGTTTAGAACTATGGGACAACCTGGAGCAACACCATTTACGTATCAAGGAGAACGTATAGCTGGGTTTGATCCAAGAGAAACAGCTGGTTTCCAACTTGCTGATCAAGCAATAGGTAGCTACATGCCATACCTTAACAGACAACAAGAACTTTTACAAAGTGGTTTAGATAGAGGCATAGGTGGTTTAGATCAAGCGTCTCAACTACAAAGAATGGGTGCTGATAGAGCGTTAGCTGGTTTAGATGAAGCAGGACAAAGATATAGAGGTTTAGAAGGACTTCAAGATAGAGGTTTTAGACAAGCTGAAGATTTATATAGACAAGGTACAGATATGTCGTTAGCTGGTCTAGGTGACGCAACCTCAGCAGCTAGAGGTGCATATGGTTTATTAGGTAGTCAGTTAGGTGGTTCTAACTTAACAGCAAGAGGTACGTTGCAAGATGCAGCTAGAACTTCGTTAGGTGCAACACAACAGTTTGATCCAAGAAGTACATCTGCTTATATGAATCCTTTTGAAGACCAAGTTGTCCAAAGAACATTAAGCGATATACGAGATCAAGGTTCTGTAGTTGATCAAGGTAGACGAGCTAGAGAAATAGCAAGTGGTGCATTCGGAGGATCTAGATCCAGATTACAAGCAGGAGAGTTAGCTGAAGCACAAAGAGAAGCTGAGATAGATGCTGTAAGTGGTATTCGTGCAGGTGGATTTCAACAAGCACAACAACAAGCTGCACAAAATTTTGAAAATCAACAAAGAAGACAAGCTGCAGCTGCAAGTCAATTAGGTAGTATAGCAGGTGGGTTAGGCAGTTTAGCTGGGCAACAAGCTACTGCAGGACAGAATTTAGCTAATCAACTATCTAATTTTGGTCAAGCAGGTGGTAATGCGTTAGCTAATTTAGGTGGCATACAAGCAGGATTAACTAATCAAAGAGTTAATTTAGGACAAAATTTAGCAAGTGGTATAGCTGGACTAGGACAGATGGGTGGTGCCACATTAGGTAATCTAGGAAGTAATTTAGGTGCATTAGGTTTACAAGGTGCAGGTATAATGCAGGGTACAGGTAATCAATTCGGTGCTATGGGTAATAATCTAGGGCAACTACAAAGAGGTGACATAAGTTTACTTGGTTCTGTAGGTGGTGCAAATCGTGCTATGAATCAAGCAGCGAATGATCTTGCTTATCAAAACTTTGTAGGACAATATAATTTACCTGCTAATTTACTAGGACAATATTCAGGTATTGCTAGAGGTATTGGTCCACTAGCTGGTGGAAGTGCAACACAAACAGTTGGAACTCCTGGAATAGACTATAACAGTTCTGCGTTAGGTGGTTTTACTAATGCGTTAGGACAAACATTTATGAATCCATAAAGGAATAAACATGGCAGTAGATAAAGACGGAAATATAATCAATCCTTTTGACCTCAGAATAGACACTGATCCAGAAATGTTAAAAGATGCTATGGAACAGTATGATAGCCTCGGTGGTGTAACAAGACCAGAAATGCCATCAATACCACCTATTATGCCTAGTGTTAATCAAATGATAACTCCTGAGTTTGCACCTGTAGAATATTTAAAAGCAGGTGAGTTACCAGATTTAAGTTTAAATCTTGACAATTTAATTCCTGCAGACTTATATATGGCTGAATCTTCTAAAGTTCCTACTGATGTTAAACAAGCAGTAGAAGACGAAACTACAACTATTTTAGAAAATGCTGTAGCTGGTAATGAAGAAGACGGGCTACGTGCTACTGGAGCATTAGGTTTAGATCTTGCTTCTGGATCTCAAGAAGAAAAACAAGAAGCATACCGTAATTTATCAGATATTATTGATGCAGGTGGTTTACCAGCAGTAGAAGAGTTTGTACGTTCTATGTACACAGATGGAGATAATAACGAAAGTATTCCTGAGTGGGCATTACCTGCTACTGTGTTTGGAACCTTTATGATGAATGAGCCTGGAGATTGGAGACAAGCGTACTTACAAGCTAAAGGTAAAACTGCTTCGTTTATGTTTAATAAACGTACTCAAGACGCTGCAGCTAAAGCTGCATTCGAAAAAGAAATTAAAGAAAAAGCACTCGAGCTATATGAGGCTCGTGAAATAAAAACTAATGATTTGTTAGCTTTAGTAGGTAAAGTAACAACCGATTCGTTAAAAACATTCCAAGAAACTGGTAAAGTAGGTGATTTAAAATTAATTGATGAACAAGAAAGTAAGGAAAATCTATTAGATAAATTCACTGCTGCTTCCGTAGGTGAGTATGAACAGTCAGGCGATTACAATGATTTAGTCAGACTGCCTAAAAGTGGAGATGGTAAAGATACGATGATAGAGTATTTAAAACTATTTACTCCTGATAGTGTAAAAGCGTGGGAAGAATCTGGTGATGTTTCTAAATTAGTGCCTAAAAAAGATACAAAAGACAGTAAAGATTTAGGAGAATTAAAAGATTTATTAGAAACATACACAGCAGATAGTGTACAAGATTTTGTAGATAACAATTATGACTTTACGCGTCTTACAAAGAAGAAAGATGATGGTCTGTTTAGCATCGATGATGCGTACGGAGACTCAGGAGAACAGTTAAACAAAAGCACTATAACTTCTATGGCTTCTGATAATTATATAAATAAACTACAAAACTCTAGTGAAGAACAAAAATTAGATCAATTAAATCTATTCGCTAGTTTATATAAAGCGACAACAGAACAAAAAATACAAAAAACAGGAGCGTTAGACACATTAAAAGAACAAACACCGTTTGTAAACGTGACTCCTAGAGAGTTTGCTCAACGTATAGGATTAGACCTAGCTAATGAAAGAGTAGCAGAAATTATACAAGTCCCTGAAATGACTTTACCTACAGTGCCTCAAGAAATACATAGAAGTGCGTTAGCATTAGATTCATTAGCAAATAAAATGAAAGTGATAGAACAAATCTATGATGCTGCACCTGAGTTTGTCACAGGAGTAGGAGGAGAAGTCTTAAACACTAACGCCATGAGAGCAATATCAGACGTGCTTGGTTTTGACATACCTATTGAAAGAACGATGGCTAGTATAATTACCAATGTAGCAGAACTTGATATGATAAAAGCAATTATAAAAGAAGAGAGATTTACAGATAAAGACAGACAAATGGTAAGAGAATTTATAGAGGGAAGAAGTTTTAAAAATATAGATGAAGCTAGACTACGTTTAGCAGAAATAAACGAAGTTATAGCGAGAGAAAGAGCAGTAATAGATAATCAAATAAAAGGTAATTATAGACCTATAGAATACACATCCGACGCTCCAGGAATAGGTGTAGCTGATAAAGAAGAAGTAAAAAGATTACTTGATCTGTCAGAAAGTCTTAAAAATAAACAAAATCAACCCAGCAGCACTGGTGGAGGTGGCACTGGTGGAGGTAACACTGGTGCAATTCTCTAATGGCTGAATACACATCAACCATAACCGACGAGATATTTAATAACTATATGATGTTGGATGCAGCAAGTCAAGAAGAATTTTTAAATCAGTTAAATAAAAATCAATTAATAGACATGGAATCTCGTTTGACAGGAGTGCCGAGAGAACAAATAATCGGTAGAACTGGAACAAAATCAACTTTTATTCCAGGTGGAGGCATGGACTCTAAAGTTCCTATACTAACTAGCACAGGCAGTTTCCCTATGGAAGACACAGTTGCTGATATTATGAAAGGTATGCGAGACGATCGTTTCGAATATACAGGATTACCTAATGCAAGGTTTAGAAGAAAAATGAGTTTTATGGACACAGGTCCAGAAAAAGAAGCATTTATGACTAATTTTTTAGGAGCTGGTAAAGGTGAAGGATGGGCAATGGACAAGTATGGTAGATATGCTATTATGCCAGAATATAGAGAAATAGCAGGTGCACCTCCAGGTGATAAACCATTGATTATTGACAATCCTGATGGCTTTGAAAGAGAAGATATATCAGATATGGCTGGTTCTGCACCAGAAATAGTCGCAGCAATCGCAGCAAGTATCGCGATGCGAAACTATGGACTTATGCCTGCAGCTACAACAAGTGGTGTGGCAACAGGTGGTGCTAAATATTTAGAAGAAGGATTTGAAACAGGCTTGGGTTTACAAGATGAAACATTCGGAGAAGTAAGTAAAGCTGCTGCAGGAGAAGCTGCATTAGGTTTTGGTGGAGAGTTAGGTGGTAGATTTTTATTAAAAGCTGGAAAAATAATTTTTTCACCTGCAGAAGTTAGAGTTCCTACTGGAGAAAGAGGTGTTTTCAATTTTAAAACATATACGTATGCTCCTAAAGTAGATGCAGCATCTGGTCCAAATGCTAGTGCTACACAGACATTGATAAGAGAACTATTAGATGAAGGTGCGATACCTGATGCATATAAAGCAACTAACCGTAAAATATTAGGTAGATTTGCAGGTTTTGCAGAAGAGTTATTTGGCTACAATCAACAGAAAAACGTAATAAATATTAAGTATATGACCGACAAAATAAATGGATTTTTAGCAGACGAAGGCATTCCGCCATTTGATCCATTTATGAGTAAAGTTTTTCCTAAACTAAATGAGGAACAAATCGGTGCACTCATACAATTAAAAGTAAATAATGCTAAAACAGCAGTTGAAGAAACTGCAAATGCTTCTTTAAAAACTCTTAT